AGAGAAATCGTATGGTCTAAATTAAAACAAATGCTACACGATTTTAATTGGATTGATTCTATTAATGAAACAAATCTATCTATTAAAGTTAAAAAGACAGGAAGTATTATATCATTAAAAGGTTGTGAAAATTATGATGCTCTTCGTGGAGTAGGTTTAGATTTTTTAATATTAGATGAATTTGCAGATATAGAAGAAAAAGCATGGACAGAAGTATTAAGAGCTTCTGTTGCAGATACTCTTGGTCATGTTTTAATGTGTGGTTCTCCTAAAGGTTATGGTAATTGGTCTTATAGAATGTATTTAAAAGGACAAGGAGAAGATAAAGAATGGAAAAGCTTTCAATATACAACTCTTCAAGGTGGAATGGTTTCTGAAGAAGAATTAGATCAAGCTAAGCAAGATGTAGATATTAGAACTTATAGGCAAGAATTTGAAGGGACATTCGAAAATTATGCTGGATCAGTTTATTATAATTTCCACCCTGTAGAAAATGTTAAACATAAAAATATAGATTGGTCTAAACCTTTACATATCGGATTAGATTTTAACGTAGATCCGATGTCAGCTTCTGTATGCCAGATAGAAAAAGATATAGTACATTTTAAAGATGAAATAGTAATTTATTCAAGTAATACTGATGAAATGGTCGAAGAAATAAGAAATAGATATGGATCAAAAATGAAAATTTTTGTTTATCCAGATCCAGCATGTCGTCAAAGAAAAACATCTGCTGGAGGAAGAACAGATCTAACAATTCTACAGAATGCAGGATTTAATGTAAAATGTAAATTAAAACATAGTCCTGTAAGAGATAGAATTAATGCTGTGAACTCAAGATTAAAATCAGCAAACGGGAAAAGACACATATTTGTTAATCCATCTTGCAAAATTATAATTAAAGGTTTACAAAGACAGATATATAAGGAAAATACAAATATTCCTGATAAGGAAGAGGGATTCGACCATATGAACGACAGTATTGGATATTGCATTGAAATAATTAAACCTTTGATAGCAGAATCGAAACCTTTTAAACCTACAAGATGGACTCATAAATAATTATGGCATATTCAAGAGACCAAGCATTTGATACTCATAAAGATTACAAAGAAAATGTAAATCAATGGGAATTTTTTATACGTTCGTTTAACGGAGGATACGATTATACGATCGGTCAATATCTTAATAGATATAATCTTGAATTAGATAACGAATATAATCAAAGATTAGGTAATACACCTTGTGATAATCATTGTAAGAATATTATACAAATATATTCATCATTCTTATTTAGAGTAAAAGCTTCAAGAGATTTTGGAGATATGGCAGATGATCCTAGTTTAGAATCATTCTTAAAAGATGCAGATTTAGAGGGTAATAGTTTTAACTCTGTAATGAAACAAGCACAAATATATTCATCAATATATGGACATTGTTTTTTAATTTTAGATAAACCAACAATACAAACGAGAACAAGAGCAGAAG